AGGTGGTCGTGCTATTATTACAAGCACACCAAACTCGGATGAAGATACCTTTGCAACCATTTGGAAACAAGCAGAAAATAAGTTTGACGAACACGGCAACGAAAATGCACTAGGATCAAACGGTTTCCACAGCTTTATATCACATTGGAGTGAACATCCAGATCGTGACGAAGCATGGAAAGTAGAAGAAGTTGGACGTATTGGCGAAGAGAAGTTTAGACGTGAGTACGGTTGTGAATTCCTTGTATTTGACGAAACACTAATTAATAGTTTAAAACTTGCTGCAATGGAAGGTGTATCACCAATACTTAATATGGGCCAAACACGCTGGTACAAAAAGCCTAGTCCTAGTTACACGTATGCAGTAGCACTTGACCCTAGTATGGGCACAGGTGGCGATAATGCAGCAATACAAGTATTTGAACTACCTAGTTACGAACAGGTTGCTGAATGGCAACATAATACAACTGCTATTCCTGGACAAATAAGAGTGCTAGCAGACATATGTAATTACTTACAACAACAAATTAATAATCCAAATGGTATATATTGGAGTGTAGAAAACAACGGTATTGGCGAAGCATGTTTGCTAGTTATTAATGACTTTGGAGAAGAAAACATTCCAGGGCTATTTGTAAGTGAACCTATGCGCAAAGGACATGTGCGTAAGTTCCGCAAAGGATTTAACACTACACATGGCACTAAGATTACAGCATGTAGTAGACTTAAAACAATGATAGAAAATGATAAAATGAAGCTTAAAAGCAAGCCGCTTATTAGTGAGCTTAAAGGATTTGTGGCAACAGGTTCAAGCTTCCAAGCAAAATCAGGCATGGGAGACGACTTAGTAAGTGCAACATTACTTGCACTTAGGATGATGGCAGTACTTAAAGACTGGGACCCAAGAGTGTATAATACATTTACCCAGGCAGATGATATAGAAGATTACGAAGCACCCATGCCAATCTTCATTAGCGGTAACTATTGATAAATATATTATAATGAGAAACTTAAATCTAATAGCAGAAGAACTTTTTAACAAAATACGAGGACGCTTTCCAAGTGTAACAATCGGCGACAGCAACGGAAAGGTTACTAACAAACCTGACCTAGCACGATTCTACGACTTTGATTATACTGAAGGCGATGCAAAATTAGGCCGAGTTAGTGTCACAATAGATGAAGAATCAGTTGAGGTTATGTATTCAAATGACTTTGTTGCAAACGAAGATACTATTACTAGGAACAATTGGTATAGTTTTTTAAAGGAATTAAGAGCGTTTAGTAAAAAACGTCTTCTTAAGTTTGATACAAGAAATATAAATAAATCAAATTTAGATCAAAGAGATTACAAATTTTTAGCCACAAATCGCACCGGAGATGAAACTATGACAGAATCAAAAATGTACGGCACTAGTAAAACTAGTTACCAAAACGTTGGAGAGGCACGAATTGCAATTAAGCATAATAAGCCTGTAAATACAGAATCTGCTTCAGGCAGAATTCAAAACATTAGCGCAATTTATATTGAAAGCGCAGATGGCGAAAGATTTAAATATCCTTTCAAACATGTTAATGGTGCAAGAGCAATGGCCCGTCACGTATCAGAAGGCGGCAAGCCATTTGATGAATTCGGCACACACGTAGCTAGCTTATCAGAAGAATTAGTAAATCTTAAAAGATTTAAATCTTATGTTAATCGTTCAAGTGTAATGGCAGAAGGTTTAAGTGGTTATAAACTAGCAGTCAATGAACGTGTTGAAGAACTAAAGAAGACTATTACATCCTTACAAAAAGAGAATTTTTATAAAACAACATTTGAAAATTTTGTAAAGCCAATATTTGAAGACATTCCGGAAGATGTTGCAGAAAATTGGATTGATCAATTAACTATCCGTCAATTTAACGAAGAGTTAAAAGATGTATTTCCCTTTGTATATCGCTTAGTAAGTGAAGCAACTAAAGCAACTGTAGTTACAGCATCTGATTTATTAGGCGAAAGTGATATAGATGACGAGTTAAGTGAAGAGCAACCAGCTGAAACATACGTTGTGAAGTCAGGCGACACTATATGGTCAATTGCTGACAGGTTTTCTAACAGTAACTATATGGGAGACACTAAAGCTGGCGCCAAGGACATTCTAGAACTAAACGGCATTACTAATCCAAGATCATTACAGCCAGGACAGAAATTAGAAATTGGTTACTTTCTAGGAACAGGACCAAGCGGCGGATCACGTGGCCTTCCACCTGGTGGATTTAAAAATTATGAATCACAAATAGAAGATAGTTTTGAAGACATGATGGGTCAATTTGCAGAAGCTAAAGAAGAAACAAAGGTATGTAAAGACTGCGGCGACGAAATGCACAAGCCTACAACAGATTGCAAACATGATTGTGATGACGAAAACGGTAGTCATTGGGTGGATGCAAACAACAACGGCATTGGCGATCTTGACGAAAGAGAAGATGATGACGATACTATGGACGTTAAAATAGACAAAAACGGCAACCTAAGTAAAGACAACGGTCAGGATGGAAAAGAACAAAAGATTCCAGTAAGTGAATTTATTCTTAGCATGTTTGATCGCGAGACAGGAAAGTTTCCAAAAGGTGAAACAGCAGTACTAACGGCAATTGAAAAAGATTACGGCGAGTCATATATTACTGGCGGTAAGCAATTTATTGAGGCAATTACAGCAAAGTTTGAAGAACTTAATGCAGGCAATAGCAATATGTTAGGCGAAGGCGGTGGCGAAGAGATTTTCTTAGACTTCAGCAAAGAGTTAACAGACGTTGAACGTACAGACGATACTGAAGAATTTACTGCAAAACTTGACGGATTAGGTTATAGAGCTGGGTCAGAAGAAGAAATTGATCTTGAAGGCATACCTGTTAATGTTACAATAAACGCAATTGGTAATGTACAAGAAGGTGAATTTGAAATTGTTAGTGTTACTGGCGACGATGGTACACAGTATGTACTAGACGAAACTGACACTTGGGATATTTATAACTTGACCGAGTTGTTCAGTAACGCACTAGCAACTGAAGATACAAACATGTACGCATCACAAAATCATAATACTATAATGGAACCAACAATACAACAAGACGAAGAACTAGGCGATATACGTAGACTTTCAGGCATATAAAATAATTTAAAGAATTCGGCAGATTTCAATTGACTTCTGCTTAATACTGTCGTATAATATATATTGTACTGTACGACAACAGGCAACTAGGTAGCAATAAAGCTACTGCACATAGGCACTATTAGGAGGCATTAAACTATGGCATCATTAGCAGAAATCCGAGCGAAGCTCAAAGAACAAGAGTCAAAAGCAGGCGGAAACCGAGGACCACAAGGTCCAAACCCAATTTACCCATTTTGGAATATCAAAGAAGGCGAATCATCAACGATGCGTTTCTTACCTGACGGAGACGGTGACAACACTTTCTTCTGGAAAGAACGTTTGATGATTAAACTGCCTTTTGCAGGAATTAAAGGTCAAACTGATTCACGTCCAGTACAAGTACAAGTTCCTTGTATGGAAATGTATGGCGAATCATGCGGCATCCTAGCAGAAGTACGTGGCTGGTTTAAAGACGCAAGTCTTGAAGACATGGGCCGTAAGTATTGGAAAAAGCGTTCGTATATTTTCCAAGGCTTTGTAACAGATAATCCATTAACAGATGATGAAGCACCAGAGAATCCAATTCGACGCTTTATTATTGGCCCACAGATCTTCCAGATCATTAAGGCTGCACTAATGGATCCAGACATGGAAGAATTACCAACAGATTATACTGCTGGTGTAGACTTCCGTCTAAACAAAACATCTAAAGGCGGATATGCAGATTATGGCACATCTAACTGGGCTCGTAGAGATCGTCCACTAGGTGATGCGGAGATGGCAGCAGTTAACACACACGGCTTGTTTAATCTAAGTGACTTCCTTCCTAAGAAGCCTGGCACAATAGAGATTAAAGTAATGCAGGAAATGTTTGAAGCGTCAGTAGACGGTGAAGCATACGATCCAGATCGTTGGTCACAGTACTTCCGTCCAGCAGGCATGCAAGCACGTACAGGTGATCCAACTAAAGAAGCAAGCGCAGGTGCAACTGCTGTTAGTCAAAGTGCTCCAGTAGCACAGGCAGCTCCAGCAGCACCGTTTGAAGCAGAAGTTAAAGTAGCTGAAGCAGCTATTGCTGCACCAGCAGCAGCTCCTACTGAAGGCGGCGGCAACGCACAGGACATTCTAGCAATGATCCGCGCACGTCAAGGTTAATTAACCAGTAGATAACACGGCTCCCTTCAGTGTACATAGTATACTGCTAGGGAGTTCTTTACAGCTTTTTTAGGAGAATTTAATGGCTAAATCATTTGATGTTAGCAAGTTCCGTAAGGACTTAACTAAAAGTATCTCAGGCATGAGTACTGGATTTAACGATCCCACTGATTGGATTTCAACAGGATCATATGCACTAAACTATCTTATCTCAGGAGACTTTCACAAAGGTGTTCCGCTAGGTAAGGTTACTGTGTTTGCAGGTGAATCAGGAGCAGGTAAGAGTTATTTCTGTTCAGGTAACATTGTAAAAGACGCACAGGATCAAGGTATCTTTGTAGTATTAATTGACTCAGAGAACGCACTTGACGAGAGCTGGTTACAGGCTCTACAAGTTGACACTAGCCCAGAGAAGTTACTCAAGCTAAACATGTCAATGATTGATGATGTAGCAAAAACTATTTCGACTTTTATTACAGAATATCGTGCTATGGATGAAGAAGACCGTCCTAAGGTATTGTTTGTAGTTGACTCGTTGGGTATGTTACTAACACCTACTGACGTTGATCAGTTTAACAAAGGTGATATGAAAGGTGATATGGGTCGTAAGCCTAAGGCATTGACTTCACTTGTTCGTAACACAGTTAACATGATTGGCTCACTTAATGTAGGATTGGTATGTACTAACCACACTTATGCATCGCAGGATATGTTTGATCCAGATGATAAGATTAGTGGTGGTTCAGGCTTTATCTATGCATCAAGTATTGTTGTTGCAATGAAGAAGATGAAACTTAAAGAAGATGAAGACGGCAATAAGATCACAGAAGTTATGGGCATCCGTGCTGGGTGTAAAGTAATGAAGACTCGCTATGCAAAACCTTTCGAAGGTGTGCAGGTTAAGATTCCTTATGAAACTGGTATGAATCCGTACAGTGGTTTAGTTGAGTTGTTTGAGAAGAAAGGCTTGTTAGTTAAGCAAGGCAATCGTCTCAAGTACATTAACCTAGCAGGCGAAGAAGTTCTTGAATATCGCAAAGCATGGATGATTGGTGGCAAACTTGATCAGATTATGTTAGAATATAATGAGAAGATGAAGCCTGTGGTAAATACCGCTGAAGCAGATTTAGTTGATGCTGACTTAATTGACGAAAACATGGTTGAGGAATAAGAGTAATGGACGAGAGCCACATTGTAGATATTTGGACTTTATTTAAAGAGTATGTTGACAAAAAACATATAGAAATGGCAGCCGAGCGATACATAGATCTATTGGCAGATTACGGTATTGCAGACGATACCCTAATTGCGTCTGTAGGATCAGATGTTGTGCTTGATCATGCAATTAACTATTATCTAGACTTTGATGAAGAAGATGTCTTGGATGAAGAAACTGAATGGGATGAATAATGGGATGGTATAGTGAAGTATCACGAGACATATCTAAGATACCTTCAGCTGTGCAGTTCTTTGAAGGTGAGTTAATACAAGGACGTTTAGATGTAAAGCTCAAAGGCAATGTTGAACGTGCCGCGGCAGAAATGCCCGGTATCGTTGAACAACGTTTTAATCAGCTTCAAGAGATTGAAGCAATCCTGCACTACTTAAATATTGAGCTACGTAGATTGCGTAGCTCATACTTTAAGAAATACTTAGAAAACTACCAACGAGCTCTGTCAAGCCGTGACGTTGAAAAATACGTAGACGGTGAGGCAGATGTTGTT